CACTAGGCAGTAATGTCTAGCGAAAAACGGGGTGAATTGCAGGGAACCCAGAACGGGCAATCTGCAGCCAAGTCAGTGGTACACCACTGAACGGTTCAGAGACTACTGGAGGGGTTGAGTCCCCTTAATGACCAGCTAGAGCGCCCCGCACCCCATATGTGGGTGATGAAATAGTCCAGCCTTGCAGGAATGCAAGATTAACTGAGCGAATGGCGGGACTTATGTGTCTCCGACGCGATCAACAAGGCCGGTGAAGCTGGCACGCGTCCGGGCTGGAAGGCGAAGCTGGTGCACGTCTCTGGCTTTGTGGACTACCTGAATCCGACGATTCAGGACCTACTTGGGCCATGTGACATTATCACGGTGCAGAGGAACGTGGTGAGCGAAGAAGTGCTGAACGCGATCCGTTACTGGCAGGGGATGAATGTTCCAACTTGCATTGACTTGGACGACGCATATTGGCGGCTAGTTAGAAGCAACCCAGCTTTTCGCTACTGGATAGAACACCCAGACGTGAAGGAACCGGAGAAAGAACCATTGGTCGTGCTGGAGCGTGGCCTACGCATGTGCAACGCCCTTACCTCTCCCAATCGTCTAATCTTGAAGGACTGGGCGCATGTCACGCGCGGTTATCATCTGCCGAACTTCGCACGCGAGGAGTGGTGGACGGGTCTGCCGACGCGCGAAGAACTGAAGGCTAAGCTGGGCTTGACGGGCCGCACGGTGATCGGTTGGGGGGGCTCCGTGTCGCACTACGACTCATGGTGGGGCTCTGGCTTGCGTGAGGCCGCAACGGCGATCTCACGGCGGCACCCGGAAGTGTTGTGGCTGATCTGTGGTAACGACCCGCGCATTCACGACCAGCTGCCTGTCTCACCGGACTGCAAGCGTCAGCAAGGTGGTGTGCCGCCGAACGACTGGCCTAAGCTGGTGTCCTCCTTTGATATTGGTGTCGCACCGCTCTCCGGCATCTACGACCAACGCCGTAGCTGGATCAAGACGCTGGAGTATGGCTTGGCGGGTGCACCGTGGGTGGCGACGGCGGGTGAGCCCTACGGGGATCATGCCTTCTTTGGCAAGCTTGTCCGGGGTGATCCTGACGAGTGGCAGCGGGCTATCGAGGCTACACTGTTGAATCTATCTGCTGAGCAAGCCGCGGCAGAGCAACGCATTCCGCTCTACCGCCAGTGGTTGATTGGCAACCAGTTAGGCACCTATGAGCAGGTGTTCAACAACATCATCAGCGACTTTCAGGTAGATACGGCTTCGTTGCCAGGTATTCACTTTGTGAACTGGCCGGTAGCGGGCAAGCAGGAAACGATCACCGCGGCGGTGGCGGCATGAGTGATCAACAGGCTTTACTCAGTGACTTGGTAAAGGCTCAAGCAGAACATCTACATTGGCTGGAGAGCTATAGTCGGAATCAGCCTAGCTTGCTGGTGGCCGGAGTGGACATTTTGCCGATGTTCAACTATGAGCTGATTCAGTACTTGAACCACGTCTACCTACAGGAAAGGTTGGCGCAGAAATGATTCTGACTTCGTTCGAGCCGCACTTCATCCCGCTGTTGCGCAAGCTCAAGGATCTTGAGCTGGTCACGCTGCACCCGCAATTCACTAAAATGTTGACGGATGGCGATGTATCTGCCAAAAGCATTGGCGACTTCATGGATGGCGACGTGCAGAGCAAGGCGGCGGAAGATGCGGTGCGTCTGCTTACGGCAGTGGCGGCTACTAAGTTTTCGGCTAACGGCTTATCGCCGGCGTCCAGCACCTTGGTGGGCACTAAGCTCCCGGTGTACTTCTACCCGCGGCTGATGGATGCTGCCATGATGGTGCATGTGCTGGACAAAGCTAAGCCTAAGCTGGTGCTGGTGCACAACGACGTAGAGCCGATGCCACGGCTAGTGGCACTGTGGGCTAAGGCGCGCGGTGTGCCGTGCTTGCATGTGCCGCACGCGATCTACCTGGAGCATGACGAGCGCACGCCAGTTGGCACCGACATTCACGACCTGATTACAGCATCAGATATTGCGGTGGCTGGACCGTTTCAGCAAGAGTGGTATGCTGAACGCGGGGCTGACTTAGCGCATATGCGCCAAACTGGTCTCCCGCAGTTTGATCGGCTGGCGGTCTCACGGGGTGAGCGCATGATGGCTTGCCGCCTGTTCAAGCTCTCGCCAGTGCGGCCGGTGGTGGTCTACACCTCCTCCTGGCGGCAGGACACGAACCTGCTAGGCTGCGCGGACGCGGTCGAGGAGAGCTATGCGGCGTTCTTAGCGGCTGCTAAGACCATGCCCGACTTGCAGTACATCGTCAAGACCCACCCGCGTGGGCGCAACACCGACGAACACGCGAAAAAGGCGCAAGAGGCTGGTGTGCAGGCCGCGGTTACTGAGCAACATCTTGACATTGCGCTCAATGCCGCGGACATGCTCGTGAATGTCGGCACAAGCAATGTGGTGCTGGAAGCCGCGACGATCAAGCGGTTGCCGCTGGTGTGTGTGGGAGGTGGCGCGTTCCCCAACGACCCGGAAGTAGTGAAAGTCAAAGCTGAGCCAGTGGCGATTGCGCAAGCAATCCAGAACGGCTTACGTAACCCGCCACCTGAGTTAGACAAGCTAATTGGCAAATACTTGGGCCAGATCGACGGCCAGGCGTCAGAACGGGTTGCCGAGTGGGCGAGGGAACTCCATGCCTAGAACACCGATGGGGGGGCTAAGTTCAGGCTGGTGGAAGGGCGCGCGCACCAGGGGCACAGGCAATGTGCAGCTAGGTGGACTCTCTGGCACGCGTGGAGTAGTGCAGGTAGATGCCAGTGATCTAATCAAGATCGGGGGGCGAATAACCACGATGGCGGCACTGGCAGGTCCCGCTATCGAGGTAATGCTGGATGCAGCAGCGCGGGCACGCTTGGGGGCGCTGAAGAAGGCCACACCCTATCAGCGACGCGGGGATCGACGTTATCCAGTACATCTGCGCAACTCCTATGTAATTACGGCAACATCCGGCAAGCGTACAATTAGCACCCTTGAAGCTCGTAAGTTCAACTTTGTAGTGCAAGGTACATCGGCCCACGTAATCAAACCGCGTTTCAAGAAGGCGCTCTATTGGCCTGGCATCGAGGGTGGTCGACCAGTGGCAGTAGTATGGAATCATCTAGGTACACCGGCCCAAGACATTGTGGGAAACTCTGATGGTATCTATCGTGCGAAAGGCAATCGGATGATGTTCACAGTTGGAGTTGCGGCTCCAGGCAGCACGTTCACTCCTGGTGGTACGGCAGTAACAGGTGATACCGCTTTTGCGTCTTCTATTGCAGATGCTATTGTAGCTGGCATTGCTGGTATCTTCCTGCCAGTAGGCTTGTTGCTTAGCCTGATTGCGATTCCGTTTGCTGAACTGATGGAGTGGGCTGACAAGGAGAAGAAGGATTGAGTGCTTCTGCGATTGCCGATGGCCTGGTGACGTTGCTTTCAGCGGCTTCCGTGTTCGGCGCTGGTAACGTCTCCAAGAACAGCTATCAGGTGTTGGAGACCAGCACTGGCTCGTGTGTGGTAGTGCAGTGGACGCGGCTAACGTCCAGGGCTATGACCTTCGGCAATCTACGACACCGAGTTTGGAACTTTCAATTACGTTGCTTTATCCGTGATACCGGTGACGCGGGCGCGGTTCTCAATCGGGTCTGGACTGCGACCGACGGTATCCTTGCCTGTCTGGAATCTGATGACACAATTCAAGGCACTGCTAAAGAGATTGACGACATCTCAGGCACCCGTGACCCGGAAGGTGCTTTTGTGACTCCTGGGGGCGGGACCTGGTTGCCAGTTGAGTTCAATGTTGCAGTAGTGGAGTTTTGACATGCAGTATCGCTTTCTAAAAGATGTCTGGCACGACCGGCCCGGCCTGGACCCAGAGATCCACAATGCCGGAGAAATTGTCGAGTTAGACTGGGACAAGGATCACATCTCGCAAGCAGTTGTGGCATGTTTGATCGAACCAGTCAAGGGAGATGGCGATGTCAAAAATCGTCGGCCGTAATGCACGTGTTCTTCTAGGGGCGCGCGACTACTCAGGGCAGGCCAACAGCGCGACTCTGACATTCTCAGCCGAAGCGCCGGAGGTCACGACCTTCGCAGACGGCACACGCGCGCGATTGTCCAGTGGCATTCGAGATGTCGAGCTGGCATTGGACGCTTTCTTCGGCACCGGTGCATCTGAAGTGGATGCCGACATGACCAACATGTTGGCAGCCTCAGTCATGACCGGCTTCTATCCTAACGGTTACTCAGCATCGCGGCAGGGCTACGAGCTGGCGGGGATCGTGACTAACTACGAGCAGACCTATGCGGCTGCCGATGCCGCGGCAGTCTCTGTCACCGTAGGCGGACTGGCTGGGAGTGGCAACTTTGGCTTATACGTTGCTAAGTCGCTGTACCAAGGTACACTGTCCGGGGCTGGCGCGTCGAACCTGAGTTCAGTAGACTTCTCTGGTTCATCGGGCACGTCAATTGGCATTGTACGCTGTCTAACCTTGAGCGGTACTAACCCGTCGTTCTCAGCCTGCATTCAGGAAGCTAACGACGACTCAACTTTCACGACTATCTACGCGGTTACCAGTGTGTCACCCAATGCCCTCGGTCCGATCATCGGAGCCAGCTTCTCAAGCCCGCTGGCGTCGGCTTCGCGCTATCGTCGGGTGGCGGCATCCCTGTCGGGGACTTCACCCTGTGCGACATTCTTTGTCGCCTCAGCATCATTCTAGGAGCACAAGATGGCTAAAATTGTTGCACGCAACGCATCACTCGGCATCCACGACAGCTCAGGAGCTTGCCGGGCTTTTTCAGCTTCGGCTAACAGCATTACGCTGACGTATAGTGCCGAAGCACCTGAAGTTACGGCGTTTGGAGATGGTTTGCGCCAGCGGTTGCAAGACGGCATCAAGGACTGGGAGTTGACGTTCGATGCTTTCTTTGCCACTGGTGCGAACGAGGTAGACGCAGTGCTGTACGGCATTGTCGGGGCTTCAACCTTCATGGCCTTCGGGCCAAATGGCTCCGCCGCAACCGGCATCAAGTACAATGCCAGTGCCATTCTAACCAGTTACGAGATGACATTTGGCGTGGCCGACGCCGCAACCGTCTCTGGCACCCTGGTCGCGCGCTCCGGTTCGCTAACCCGTGGCACGTGGGCTGATGGCTAAAAAGGAGTGGCATGTCTAAAATTGTTGCACGCAATGCAGCACTTGGCATTCATGATAGCACGACAGCCTGCCGTTCCTTTACCGGCTCGGCTAACAGTGTCACGATAACATACAGTGCCGAAGCGCCTGAGACGACCGCGTTTGGGGATGATCTGCGCCAGCGGCTCCAAGACGGTATCAAGGACTGGGAACTCACCTTTGACGCCTTCTTTGGCACCGGGGCCAGTGAGGTAGACGAAACGCTGTACGGTATTCTGGGTGCATCAACTCATGTCTCGTTTGGCCCCAGTGGCTCGGCTACCGGTGCAATCTGGTATAGTGCCTGTGCGGTCCTGACCAATTACGAGATGACGTTCGGAATCGCGGATGCCGCGACTGTCTCTGGCACGCTAGTAGCACGTTCGGGTTCGCTAACTCGTAGCACGTGGCCAGCTTAGAAAGGAATATCCTGTGTCTGACACCAAGCGTCGCCTGCCGGTCAAGACGTGTCTGATGGCATTGGACGGTGAGTACGCGGGCTGGGAGTTTATGGCCTGCATCAACCCGCGGATCTCCGCCTTCTCGGATATCGCGTCGGGCGAGTTTGCCCGTATCACGCAAGGCTTGACCTACATCATCCGCGGCTGGAACTTTGTGGACGAGGAAGGTGAAGATATGCTGCCGCCGTCCAAGGAGACGATTGGCATGTTGCCCCTGGATCTGGTGACAGCCATTTCCAGTAAGTTTGTCTCGGAGCTGTCGTCACTCCCCCCGCAGTAGAGCAGGCCGCCGTAAGAGCCGCCTACGGCGGTGGCGTGCCTTTTGAACTGGTGCTGGCGCTGATTTGTCGCGACTTCGGCTGGACGCTGAACGAACTGCGCGAGCAACCCGCAGGCGATACTCTACGCATGTGGCTCATGATGCGGAAGTACGACGAGGCAACTTGGTCGCAAAGAAGCTTGCAGAAATGAGGGAGAAGGGGCAGCTTTTCTTTTTGCCCGCGTGGGGGTTTGGGGGCGACTAGCCCCCAACAGGAGCTAAGCTATGGCCATAGGGTTTGCTACAGCCATTATTGAAATTCGGGCATTAGACTTACTCTCCAAGCCGCTGACTGGTATGGCGGGCAGTATGGCGCGCTTCGGTACGGGTATGGCACAGGTTGGCTTGGCTCTGAGTGCTGCCATTACTGTGCCAGTCTTGGCAGCAGGGGCAGCCGCGTCTAAAGTCGCCATTGACTTTGACAAGTCAATGCGTAACATTCAGTCAATTTCCAAAGATACTGATGCTGAAACTCAGCGTTTAGGTGACTCTTTTCGGGCTCTTTCTAAGGACCTTACTAAGACGGTTGCAGCTCCTACTGAATTAGCTGAAGCGTTCTACGAAATTCAATCAGCGGCATTCTATGGTGCAGAAGCCCAGGCCATTCTTGAGCGATCAACCAAGACCGCGACGGCTGGTTTGGCCGATCAAACACAGACGGCTAAAGCAGTTTCAGTAGCCTTACATGCTTATGGAGTGGGTGCTGAAGAAGTTACCCATTTCACCGACGTAATGATGCGCTCGGTTGATGTCGGTGTCTTCAGGTTTGAGGATCTGACACAGCAAATGGGTGACTTTATTGCGGCCGCGGGCATGATGAAGCTCCCGATTGAAGAAGTGTTTGCCGCGCTAACTACAATGACTAAACGTGGTTTACAAGCTTCTGAAGCCGCGACTTCACTTAACCGTATTCTGACTACCTATCTCAAGCCCTCAGATGCAGCGGTAGCTGCCGCCGAAGAATACGGCATTACTCTTAGCGCGACAACGCTCAAAACGTTGGGCTTTGCGGGAGCACTTAACCAAGTCTATACAGCCACTAAGGGCAATGAAGACGCGCTGTCATCCATCTTCCGCGACATGCGTGGTGTGCGTGGTGTCTTTGCTCTTGCCAGTGATGGCTTGCAGATGTTCAATGATGATGTTGCAATTCTGCAAAAGTCAGCCGGTACAGTTGATCAAGTCTTTTCAACTCAAGTGCGGTCATGGAATGCACAACTAAAGAACTTTCGTAACACGTTGCAGGACTTAGGTATTGAGCTTGGTATAAAGCTCCTGCCAATAATTACAGATGTGATTAATCGTGGCTTTCGACCATTGATTCAGTCTTTGCGTGATATGCCCACTGAGCAACTAGGTCGATTAGTTAGTACACTGGCAACTCTTTCGTTAATTGGACCGGGACTGATAGTTGTGGGTAGTCTGATTAATGCTCTGGCTCAAATTGTTAGTGTTGCTAAGTCATTGTTGCCGCTTCTTGGTGCATTTGGACCAGTGCTCTCAGCGATTCTTGTTCCAGTATTGGCGTTGGCTATACCGCTTGGCCTGATTGCAGTTGGTATATCCATGCTGGTTAAGAATGCCCAAGACTTTGTGTCTCCGGGACAAAGAATGGCAGAGGCATTGCGGATTTCTGCGGATGCTGCGGCAGAGTACAATCGTCAGTTGAAAATCTATAGTCAGGTTAGCTCTGAAGCGCAGAAGTGGCTGATGGCTGATCTTGAAAGAGCTAGAGTTGCCGCGGTAACGGCTCAGGCAGCGCAACAGCAACTTGAGCGCGAACGTGAGCTTGTGATTATCCACGCTCAACTAGCAATTGCTACTGAAAAGCTGGCTCAGGTTCAGTTAGTTTTGGCTGATGCTGTACGTCTTGGTACTAAAGAAGATATAGCTCATGCTTTGGCTCTTGTCAATAGTGCTCAGCAAGCAGTTGACTACTGGAAAGCTATGGAGCAGAGCGCCCTCTTTACGCAAACTGCAACTGAGCGAGTTCAGGCTCATACCGCGGCTTTAGCGGCAATGGCTCCGGTAATCGGTCTGGTTACACAAGAACAAGCCCGTCTAAACGATGAGCTAGAGCGATTCAAGACAACGGCCGACTTTGCCAGTGAAGCTTTTGATAAATGGTATACATTCTATCGTAATACCCAAGAACGCATGTTCCAAGAACAATATCAAGGTTTATTGCCACCTGGTGCGGAGTACGAGGAGTTCTACCGCGATCCCAAGTCCTTTACAGCGTTCCTAGACACGGTGCGCGCGCGTTGGGAAAGCAATACTAATGCACGTGCCAAGATGGAGGAAGACGCTGCTAGTAGAGCACAAAAGGCGTGGCAAGCTGCCCATGATAAGGCAATTAGTGGTTTTGAAGCAATGCTCAAGGCTGGTGAAGATTGGGCTAAGAAGTTAGCTCCTGAAAGAGCTGAGAAGATTGCTGATCCATTTAGTCCCAATAATCCAGACTCACCTTTCCAACCTTTCTTCCGCATTCTTGATGTAGCCGAGCATCGGGGACCTGGTAAAACGCCTGGCGTTGACACTGCTAAATGGGCCGAGATGTACTTCCCTGGCATGTCGGCTGAGGAACAGGCCGCCGCGGCCGCGGTGATCTCCGACAAGCTTATCAAGGGCATTTGGGACCCGGCAATGCGCGCCATCTTGGGACCCGAGGGCATTGCTAAAATGCGGGCCATTGCCCAAGAATCAAAGATGATCGAGGGTCTGCGCACGATCTTTGCTGAGATCATTGCCGGTGAGGGCGGTGTACAGGCCGGGATTGCTGCTGATGCAGGAAGTAGTGCCCTGGCGGCGGGAGTACCCAAAGCCATCTTGGGTTTCAGTGATCCCAAAGTTGTGCAGAATACAACAAACGATATGTTAGGCACTCTGCTGCCCGCGATTAGTCAGTCGATCACTGACAACAAGGATAACCTGGCCTCTAAGGGTGGGCAAGTCTGGGGTGCTCTCGAAGGTGGCATTATCCAGGCTGCGAAGGACTCCGGCGCGCTTTATAAGGCGGTTGAGGCAATGGTAGGTGCCGCTCTGACCGCGGCAGTGGGTCCCTGATGGCTAACTTTCAATACAAGACGGCTAGTGCAGGGACATGGACCGATGTACCGCGGGCGGCAATGGAGGGTACCTTCTCCGGCACGCTGGATGTGGTTTATCCGCTGGCTGAGGAACGTGACGGGCAGGGCCGCTGGTGCGCATCGGCCGTAGGACAGAAGCAAGTTTTGTTGCGGTCACAGATGATGACTGCATCAGGCATGCACTTCTGGCGTGGACGCTTCGCGACCGCGACCGCGGTAGACGTGGAGTTTTGGCTGACGGCCAGAGATTCGCGCGGTGATCCGGCGGCGGCAATTTGGAAGAAGTACACCGGCTGGCTGGCATGGCCGAAATGGGGCCGGGTACAGGTGGGGAGCGGGAGCTTGAGCACGCTGTACTTTGACGTAGAGTTGGTGCTGGACGACGCACGGGAGACAAGCTAATGGCTAGACTGTTTACATGCGGGTTTGAGTTCGGGGAACTGATCGAGCATAATGGAGTCATTATTGACGAGTCTCTCATAACTCAAGCGGTGCAAAGTACAGTAGTTCGCAGTGGCACTTACGCGTGGAAAATTTCGGCTATCGCACAGGGTGCTGTGTATGTTGCTGCTTTCTCACAAGTTCTGGCAGGCAATCCACAGGAAGTATATGTTCGTATCGGCTTTCAATATAGTCTAGGTGTAAGTGACGCGTCTACCATATTTCAACCTATTGTGACACTTTCTGATGCTGCTGGCAATAATCATCTCACGCTCGCGCTGATAACTTCTACCGCCAGGCTAAACTTATACCGGGGTAATACTGGCTCAATTGGTCAAACTAGCGGCACACTGGTTGGTACTGGTACTGTAGCTTTTACCAGTGATGTCTGGCACGTCATCGAGTTTTATGCTAAGATTGCTGACAGCGGTGGCGTTGCTACAATCAAGGTTAGCGGTATAACAGATATTGATTTTAGTGGAGACACCGCTAATTCAGCCAATGAGTATGTTGGCACAGTATTCTTTGGAGCTTGTGGTGTAAGTGCTGCTGCAGAAGGAGCAGCCGATTATTACTATGATGATATTGCTATCAATGACACGACTGGCGCTAGCGAGAATACTTGGCCTGGTCTAAGTGGTGTGTATCTGTTGTTGCCGGCGGCTGATGGTAATGCAACAACTTGGACCCGTTCAACCGGTGCGTCTAACTGGGCCTTGGTAGACGAACTACCTAACAACACAACTGACTATGTGTCCAGCTCGGTTGCGGATGCCATTGATCAATACACCTTGACCTCGCTCTGTCCGGCTATCAACACGATCAACTTTATCGAGCCAACTTTTCAGGCAGCTTTAGGCGCGGCCGGCTCAGCAGGTGTGTTCCCTTTGGTACGTCATAGCGGCTCAGACTTCGAGAGTGCGTCAGTCATTGTGGCTCAAGCAACACCTAACTACATTTTATTCAAAGGCGAGCCAATCTACACTGTACTGGGTGGCGCGGGTGCGTGGACACCGGCCCAAGTCAACGCGCTTGAAGTCGGCATGAAGATAAAATGATATGGCAGCCGGATCAACTGCTCTTGTTACCCAAGCTGGTCTGCAAGTCGATGTGCTCTCTGGCTCGGTACGTGCGACGCAGGTGGGTCTGCAAGTCGATGTCCTGTCGAGCTCAGTGCGCACAACTCAGGTGGGCTTGCAGGTCGATGTCCTGTCTGGCTCAGCACGCATTACCCAAGTTGGACTACAAGCTGATGTCCTGTCTGGCTCGGTGCGGATCACCCAAGCTGGTCTGCTGGTTGAAGGCCGCTTTGTACCATATTGGCCTGGTAAGCTACTGGGCCACAACACAACCTTTGGCATTGATGACAGTACCGGGACCTGCCGGTCGTTCTATGACTTGGGCAACCATTGCGCGTTGGCCTACACCACCGAAGCGCCAGACGTTACCTGCTTTGGCGACTTGGTACGCCAGCGGTTGCCTGACGGCCTAAAGAACTGGGAGCTTACCTTTGACGCTCACTTTGGCTCAACTACTGTTACTGATGCTGACGCGACGCTCGGCAGTGTTGTAGGAGGCGCGACACGCTTTTGTCTGGGACCAACTGGCTCAGAGACGGGAATGCTCAAATACACCGCGTGCGGGGTGCTGACAGACTATCGGTTGAGCTTCAAGCCAGACGGCGTGGGCGTGATCTCCGGCACAATGATACCGCGCTCTGGTTCACTGACACGGACAACATGGTAAACCATGGCTAACTTTCAATACAAGTCATCTTCCGCCGGCACTTGGACTGACATACCACATTCTGCCTATGAAGGCACTTACGATGGCGCTCTTGACGTGGTTTATCCTGAGTCAGCCGAACGCGGGGGTGATGGCCGCTGGTGTGGTGCGGTGGGATTGCCCTATGTTCACCTGCAATCCAGAGTCATGACGGCCTCTGGCATGAATTTCTGGCGCACGCTGTTTGCAGCAGCAAGTTCCGTGGATGCCGAAGTGTGGCTTACGGCGCGCAGCCCACGTGCCGGTAGTGCGGTGTCCAACTGGGTGCCGTGGACGGGGTGGCTGGCGCGGCCTAAGTGGGGGCAGCTTCAGGTTGGTTCAGGCTCGATTGACACGCTCTACTTCGACGTGGAGATTATGGTACATGAAATCCGGGTGACAACATGACCTTGCTTGGTCACGAAATTGCTAACGCGGAAGCCGAATCTTTTGTGGTTGCGCATCGCTACTTCGCGGGCCCGGACTTCGACACCCTCACACTGTCTGGCTTCACAGAGAACGGTACTCCAACCGGCTGGACGGTGGAACACAACACCATCACGACTTCGGGCTCCGAGTGGCTGGACATCACCAACCGGGTCTACGGTAAGGGCTCGTGGACTCAGGAGTGGCAGGGCTCGACTGTCAAGTGGTCGGCCACCCTCAGTGGACAGAACTATAGTGAGCAGATTGCCGTGCCATCGGCTTCAACTCCGATCATTGCCGATCGTAAGTATCTAGGGACTGGCAAAGCATTGCTGTGCATGGAGTACTTGGAAGTCAAGGACGCCTGGCTAACGGCTGACACAGCTAGTGGCACGACCAACATTCCGGTCAATGCTGGCATTGATTGGCCTTCTAGCGGATCGGGCGAGATCAATGGGGAGCGTTTTGCTTATGTCGGTATTTCTGGCAATGGCTTGACTAGCGCCAGCCACGTGGGGGTGGGGGGGAGCGGGTTTAGCGGTACGGCTTGCACTCACTATGCGGGTGATCCCGTCTCGCGCATCTATGGCTGGCGGATGGCTTGGGTGGGCATGATCGAGGCAACCCCTTGGTTGGACGACTACCGGCATGGCGCATGGTGGAATCTGACGGTCCGCTCGGCAGAAGCATCTTTAGAGCGTGTGGACTCACCGCGCTTGCGGATTGGCGCGCTCAATGTGACAGATCAGGGTAGCGTCACTGTCAAGTCTACGCTTGCGACGCCTGCTCTGGAAGCTGGCAACAACGAGTTTGTCGGTACGACACAGAATGTCGAAGCCAGCAACATTATTGACGGGCGGCCCGACACGGTATGGATCAGTCAAGACGCACCCTCTATCACTGGCGAAGTTGGTCATTCTGCACCGTCTAATATAGTGATTGACGAGCTGTTTTTCAAGCCCGTGACTGGCTTTAGTCCTAAGAACGCATGGTGGCTTGAGCTGTATCATAATCACAATACCGATATTGATTTGGCGGATGGCTTATGGCTATTTACTAACAATCGAGACGGCATCAATGTTGTTTGTCATGTACCAAGAGATACACTTAGGCTAAGTGCCAGTAGTCGAGTCGTAGTTTGTCATAATCGGAACTATTTTGAGGCTTATACGGGCGGCGTACCTTCCGGTACTACCATTGTCGAAACGTCCAGTCTTGGAACATGGCAATTTACACCAGAAACCGGCACTATTAGGGATCTCAGTAGAGGACTCTCCGCGACACCTTACTACGAACTCAATAACTTCTACGGTAATACGCCGCAGGTATTTAACTTAAGCTCGTCACAAGGCTGGCTGGCTTGTACAACCCGCACAATTGTCTCAGCTTCTAGTCTCGTCGACGGAGCACAGTTCACGACTTTCTTGGCCTATCCAGCACAAGCTCATGGGATGGATCTGGTTGTGTGGTCAGATGGGGTAGATATTACAACAATTCCTAGTGTAATACCAAGTCAAACTCCGTGGAGTAGTGGAGCTAGTCCCTTCAATATCAGTGCTATCACAACGGGTCAGTCTATTCGTCGTAATCCAACCGGCAATGATTCGGCATCAGGAGCCGCCGACTGGGCTATTGAGACGTTCCCGCGGCCAGGTGGTAAGTGGGAGCCCGATTCCGCAGAGTGGGCTAAGATTGAGCTGGCTGAACACACCACCGTGCTAACGGCAACTGCTTCGGCGACGGCAACAACGTTAGCTGTTAACAGTACTGAAGGTTGGCCGACACCCATTACGGGGGCCTGCTATCAAGGCATCCTGGACGCTGAAGTGTTTGACTACACGGCGGCAACCGGTACTACCATTACGCTCAGTGGCTCGGTAACGGATGAACATGCTGAC